TAACTGGAGAGACTATAGTATTATTAGAATTCCTTATGAATTAATTCCTAAAGGCTTCATGGATGATAAGCAGGTAAGCAGAGCAAGAGCAACTATTCATAGCGGAATATATAATATGGAATATGCTGCTTGTTTCGTAACGGATAGTGAGGGTTTTTTCAGGAGAAGCTTAATAGAAGGATGTGTTACTTCAGACTCTAAGCCGATATCAATATCTGGGAATGTTGTGTCTTTTGATGCTATGGTAACAGGAAATCCGAAAGCTCAGTACATATACGGAATCGATCCAGCGTCTGAGCAAGATAACTTTAGTATAATAATATTAGAAGTTCATCCTGATCATAATAGAATAGTATATTGTTGGACCACAAATCGTAGTAATTTTAAAGAGAGACTAAAAACAGGACTAGTAAAAGATCATGATTTCTATGGATTCTGTTGTCGCAAGATCAGAAACCTTATGAAAATTTTCCCTTGTGCTCGCATAGGACTTGATGCTCAGGGAGGCGGTGTTGCAATAGAAGAATCTTTGCATGATCCAGCGAAGCTTGAAGAAGGAGAGAATTTAATTTGGCCAATAATAAATCCAGATAAAAGTAAAGATACAGACGATCAAGCTGGTTTGCATCTTATTGAGTTGGTGCAGTTCGCCAAGGCGGACTGGACTGCTCAGGCTAATCACGGACTAAGAAAAGATTTTGAGGATAAGGTATTATTATTTCCAAGATTTGATAGCTTAACACTAGGACTAGCTCTTGAAAGAGAAGGTAAGGATATTTTAGAAAGTGATTTAAATCCTATTTACGATAGCTTAAGCGAATGTATATTGGAAATAGAAGAACTTAAAAATGAATTAACAACCATAGTAATGACACAAACAAGTACCGGACCAAATGCTAGAGATCGTTGGGATACTCCAGAAGTTAAAATGCCTAATGGTAAAAAAGGTAGGTTGCGTAAAGATAGATATAGTTCATTATTAATAGCTAATATGGTTGCTAGACAAATGGTTAGAACCTTAAAGGGAGTAGAGTATGATTTCGTAGGAGGCAGAGCTATAGAAATGGTTAACCATAATGGTCAAATGTATAAAGGGCCAGAATGGTTTACTAATGCTGCTAATAATGATATTTATACGGGTATTTATAGAGAATAAGTGTATTACTAAATATTATCTTATGTAATTCAATCACGATACTATTACAATTAGAATAAAATTATGGCTAAAAAGAAAACTAAAGAAGATGTCATTAAAAATGCAAATATAATTCCTGAAGATGCCTATGTTACGTGGGGAGATGATTTAGCCAGTAAACAGGAAGCCTTAAAGAGATCATCAGCATCTTTGGACGAGTTTACCCTAGTTCAAAAAGCCGAAGCTATGCGCCGATATGGGTTAGACTATTCAAATCTAGATGGACTTACAGGTAGCCGTCCCGGATTCACACGCACAGACTATGACTATTTTAGACCAGATGAGGCAGTGCCTAAAAAGCTAAAAGGAATATTAGCAAAGGCAGAAGATATATATCAAAGAGTAGGATTGGTTAAAAACGTTATTGATCTTATGGGGGATTTTGCTACTCAAGGAATCAGATTCTCCCACAGAAATAAAAGGATAGAGAGATTTTATAGAAGATGGTTTAAGAAGATTAATGGTAAAGATAGAAGTGAAAGATTCTTAAATAATCTTTATAAGTCTGGCAACGTCGTTATCGACAGAAGAACCGCTAAGATAAGTTTAAAAGTTACAGATAAGCTATATCAAAGTTTGGGCTCTGCTGATTATTTAATTTCTGACATTGATATGGTGCCAGTGGAGAAAAGAGAAATCCCTTGGAGATATACTTTTATTGATCCTATTTTTGTAGATATAGTTGCTGGAGGATTGTCTTCTTTTGTTGATAATAAAACATATGAGCTACAATTACCTGGAAATCTAAGAAGTCAGATCAATTCACCGAAAACAGATGCAGAGAAACAGATATTAGCTGGACTTCCTAAAGAAATTATTGAAGCAGCTAAAACTCAACACGGGTATCCATTAGATCCCAATAAAACATTAGTATTTCACTACAAAAAAGATGACTGGCAAGCTTGGGCATATCCAATGATATATGCCATTATGGACGATTTGACAGTAGTTGAAAAGTTAAAGCTTGCTGACATGGCTGCTCTAGACGGGGCCGTATCTAACATCAGGATTTTTAAATTAGGTAATTTGGAACACAAAATAGCTCCAACAAAAGCAGCTACTGCCAAGTTAGCTCAGATATTAGGAAATAATACTGGTGGTGGTACTATGGATTTAATTTGGGGTCCTGATATTGAATTGCTAGAATCAAAAAGTAATGTTCATCAATTTTTAGGAGAAGGCAAATACATACCACATATGAATGCTGTATATGCTGGTCTTGGAATTCCTCCTACGTTAACCGGAACTTTCGGAGCCGCTGGTACAACGAATAACTTTATCTCATTAAAAACCCTAACTCAAAGACTACAGTATGGTAGAGATGTTTTGATGAGATTTTGGGAAAATGAAATAGCAATAGTACAAAAAGCTATGGGGTTCAAGTATCCTGCTAAGATTGAATTTGATAGAATGGATCTTAGCGATGAAAACAGTGAGAAAGCATTATTGATTCAATTAGCAGATAGAAGTCTTATTAGTGACGAACTACTCCAAACTAAATTTGGCATGGATCCAGATATGGAGAAATCTAGGCTCAACAGAGAGACAAGAGAAAGAAAGAGTGATCGTATGGCAAAGAAAGCCGGCCCTTGGCATGATCCACAGCTAGAGAATAGCCTGAAGAAGATAGCTCTACAAGGAGGTATAGTTACTCCTAGCCAAGTCGGACTAGATCTAGAAAAAAAGAAGTCTGGAGAAAAGACAGCACTAGAGTTAAAAACTCCTCCAACTCCTTTTGGTGGTGGTTCTCCGAAGATGGCAAACGATTCTCCTGAATCGTTGCCTCAGATACCAGGACAAGGCAGACCGAAAATGTCTAAGGACACCGAAAAAAGAAAAACCAAAGTTTTCAAACCACAGACCGGAGCAAGCATTATGATCTGGGCAACTAAAGCCCAAGATAAGATCAATGAAATAATTAATCCAATTTTACTTGAATTCTATAGTAAGAAAAATTTAAGAAGTCTAAGCTCAATAGAATTTCAAGAGGCCGAAGAAACTCGTACCAGAATATTATTCAGTTTACAGCCAATGTCAAAAGTTGATACAGAGACAGTTATCAATGCTTTCTCAAAAATCAACACATCTGCAACACAGGATACTCTTATAGAGTATAAAAACTGGCTTAAGTCTATAGAACAAACTTTAGATCAGTCACTATCGGTTGATGACCAGAAGCAAGCAAAAGCGTCTTTTTACAGCTTGGTGTATTCATCCTAAAGAATAGGAGAAAATTATGAAAATTTTTGAGCAAGAACAACTAGATGGTCTATCAGAAAAACTAACAGCATCAGCATCCATAACATATGCTTCTGCCGTTACTCCATCTATTGACCATAACAAGCATAATATTAAAGAGATCAAGTCTCTAGCATCTTTTAATGACTCAGATCTTTATTATGTTCAATCTATTTTAGTAAGTTCATCTTGGAACAAAAATGACGACATCTTCGATAAAGACGAGGTGTGGGCAGCCAGAAATACCCCAGAAGATAAACCTACCAATCTTGAGCATGATGAGGCTACTATTATCGGCCATATTACATCTAACTGGCCAATCACAGAAGATGGAATCCTAATAGATGATACTACTGCAATAGAAAATTTACCAGAAAAATATCATATATTAACTGGTTCAGTAATCTATAAGGGATTCTCTAATGTTGATCTAAAAAATAGAGCTGATAAATTAATAGCAGAAATAGAGAATGGTTCTAAATATGTTAGTATGGAGTGCTTTTTTAAGAATTTTGATTATGGGTTAATTAATAAGAGCACTGGTGAATATAAAATATTACCAAGAAATGAAGCTACTGCATATTTAACAAAATATTTAAGATCATATGGTGGACAAGGCGAACATGATAATTATAAGATAGGTAGAGTATTACGTAATATTACTTTTTCCGGTAAGGGATTTGTTGATAAACCAGCTAATCCTGATAGCATAATTTTTACCAAAAATATGTTTGAAGAACCGGGTTCAAAAAATTTAACCGAAAAATTTGAAGATTTATCGATTGCGGGTGTATTTGATAATCAGACCAACCTTAATGTGGAGAATAACATTATGAACCTAGAAAATATTCAAGCAGAAGTGGCTGAACTAAAAACTAAAAT